GCCATGCGCCGTCGAGATCAGCGCCTCATCCCAGATGGTCGAGGCTTTCGGTGTCGATGTGGTCGCGGAGGCGACCTCGGCCGTGCCCTGCGAGCAGGAGATTTCTTCTCCGGTCTGCGGCCCGTTCATGACCGAGAGCGTCAGAACCCAGACCTTTTTCGTGCCCGGATTGTTCTGGACGATCACGCCGCTGAACAGGCTCGTCGCCGCGTTCACCGTGTCGCCGACCTGCCAAAGCCCGACATCGAACACGTCGAGGGCGATTTCATAGGTCGGGGGAAGCTGCGTGCGGACGATGCCGGTCACGCTCGTCGGGGAGACGTAGGTCGCGATCAGGATCTCGCGATAGCCATAGCGCACCACGGTGTTGACGTGCTGCGCCGTGAACACCGCCGCGCTTGCCGTCAGCGTGATCGCCCCCGTCGTGCCGCTTGGGGTCAGGGTCACACCGGGGTTGAACGCCCAATAGGGCTGGCGCTGGTCGCCAAGGGACGGCCAGTCGAAGTCGAACGCGACAATCGACCAGGTGGCAACCGGGCGCTTGATGACAAAGATCCCCGCGTCGCAACCGATGATGAGCGTCCCGCTATAGGGGAGCGTCCAATAGACCTCATAGGCCCACGGCGGGGTGAGTGTGGCGACCGTCGCCCCCGTGCTGTCGCGGATTGTCAGCGAGAAGGCCGACCACACCGCCATGAATTGCGTGCCATCGGCCAGCTTCACCTGTGCAAAACCATCGGGAACGAGGCTGTCCCCGGTGATGAAATGCGACGTGCCCGGCCGCGACTTGAACCCGCCGGTCGGAAGGAGGCTGAGGTTGCGCGCGCGGCGAAGCGACCGCTGGCGCAGTTCGAGATCGTCGCGCTCAAGAAATTCCTCGCGCAGTTCCCCGAGCGAGAAGTCGCGCTGGACGATGGAACGCTTAGCCACGGCCGAACCTCGCCCGGCCGAGACTGCCTTCGCGGATGAACGGCCGCGCGGCGCGGGACTTGGCCGCCACGGTGCGCCCGGTCTGGAACGCATCGACCGCCCGCATTTCAGCATCATCGGCCGCGCGGGCATCGCTCATCATCCGGTGCAGCACCGCTTCCAGCTTGAATTGCACGCCTTTCGAGAAGTTCGCGGACCAGACCGAGGCATCGGGAACGGACAGGTATTCGATGAAGCAGCCATCCGCCGCATCGACATAGACCGCCTCGCCATCGGAGGACCAATCGGCAAGGCATCGCGGGCCGCTGTCGTTCAGCCACAGATGCCGCACGAACAGCGCGTCGCCGGGGATCAGATAGCCATCGGCCTTGCCGAATTTCCCCGGAATGCGGCTCAGAAGGTGCGCCTGACCGCGGGAAAACTCGTATAGCCCCGCCTCAAGTTCCGCCTCTGCGATGCCGGGAATGTTCCGCGACATGGTGCGAAACTCGGGCGTGCCGTCGCTGTCCGAGACGATTTCATCCAGCCCCACGGAAACGAGGGCTGCGTTCATGATGTCGAGAAGGGAATACTGGTGCGCCATGCCGCGACTTTCCCGATGGAGTGCCGCGCAACACAGGCACGCGAAAGGGGCGAGCCGAAGCCCGCCCCTTCCAAGGACCACCCGTCCGGGAGCGGTCTTACCCCTCGATCACTTCGATGGCGTCGAGACGGGATTGGATCAGCCCCTCGATCTGCGCCCGCGTCATCTGCTTCTCGGTCTTGATGCCGAGGTTCAGCATGAGGATCTTGAGTTCGGACACGGGCATGTCCGACAGCTTGCGCGGGCCGGCGGCGACTTCGTTCGGGATCGCCGGGACGATCCGATACATGCCGCCCGAGAGAGCGATGTTTTCAACCGCCGTGGACATGGCCACGCTGATCTTGCCCGCCTTCTTGGCCGCAGCGAATTGCGCCTTGTCAACGGCGCTGTCACCCGGCTTGAAGTCGGGATTGACTTCGATATCGACCATATCCGGCATCATTTCACCCGTGCGATGCGTGCATTGAACGTGATCGTCGCCGAACCGCCGGCGACCGTCAGGTGCAGGTCGACATAGCGGAACGCCGTGTCATTCTTCTCGGTGCGACCCAGAAGGACGATTTCGTTGCCCACGGCGGCGGCAACCGTTTCCGGGGCGCCGACCGTGGTGGCGTTTCCGACAACCGCACGGGCAAGAACCTGACCGTCCGACCGATCCGAGATGTTCGAGCCGACGAGGCTGAACGTGTAGATCGAACCGGCGGCGACGTTGACCGCCTCAAGGTTGATGATGCAGGCCACATCGGTCAGGACGGCGGCGCCCTGATCCCATTGCGTGCCGACCCATCCGGTGCTGGTGACGGCCGCCTGCGCGACAGCGCGTTTCACCAGCCCGGTGGCGTTGTCGATCTCGTAATACTTGGAGGGCATGTCTGTCTCCTTACTTCACGATAGCGGCGTTGGTGATGGACGACAGGCGGATCGCCGAGAACGGATCGAACACCGCCATTCCAACATCATGCTCGATGTTGATGCGCATGTTCACGCCGTCCTCCAGAAGCCCCATGTCCTTCACTTCCATCGGCGCGGTTTCCAGCCCGGCAACGCCGTCCTCCGAGAACCGCACGATGTAGATCGACCCGGTAACGGCGGAACCGCCACCCGCGGCGACTTCGTTGAACGGCAGGAACTCACCGAAGTTGGTGATGCCGTAGCCGGTATAGATCGGGATGCCCCGATACCGGACCTGTTCCTCGCCGAACTCCTGCGGCTTCACCTCGATGTAGCCGCCGATGGAGGTGTCGCGCTGCGCTGCCGGGAACCGCCCCTTGAGCGACTTCGGCATGATGATCGCGTTCGGGCGTTCCACCAGGTCGATGGCGCGGTCGAGTTGCGCCAGCGACAGCGCCCCACCGCCCGACGATGCCGAATTGGCGAGGATGCGGGACTTGTAGTTCGACCCGTCCACCGACCCGCCGACCGAGCGCAGCCGGGTTTTCAGCCCGGTGAACTCCTTCGGGTTGGTCGCGTTGTTGCCGAAGAAGAAGGTATCGGCCCACTTCTTGGCCTTCTGCTTCATCTGCATGTTGATGCGGATGGAGCGTTGGCCTTCGCCGTGGCGGCGCACAAGAACGCGGTCAACGTCAAGGTTGCCGGCCAGCGGATAGACCTGCTCGACGGCATCGTTCAGCAGGCCATAGCCCGACGAGGGCAGTTCGTTGATCGCGCGGAATGCCACGTTGTCGGCCAGCGCGCCTTCCTGCTGGTAGCGATAGACGCCGCCCGGCGCGTTGACGAAGGGGATGGCGCCGAAGAAATCGACGTTCTCGGGCCAAAGTTCGATGATGGCACGCTGAAGGGGATCTTCGACACCCTTGGCGTATTCCACATAAGTCATTGCTGCCATGAGGGTTCTCCGTCAGCGTTACGAGGTGAAAACGGCATCGAGAAGCCGTTTCCCGGTGAGACCGGCAAGGTGGGCGCCGGCAGGTTGCGGCGCGGGGCTGGTCGGGCCAAGGCCCCGCGAGAACAGGGTTTCGAGAGCGCGAACGCCATCGGCGGTCTGCACCGCGGCCTTGAGCGCGGCGGCCTGCCTGGCATCGGGAATGGCCTTGGCAATCTTGTCGGCCACGGCGGCAATGCGCGCCTCACGCGCCGCGGGCGTCGGTGCGAGCGTGGCAACGTCTGCCTGTTGCGCGGCATAGGCGGCGGCGGCGCGGCTGGCCTCGTATTTGCCCAGAAGCCCCATCATGCCGGTGACGGCTTCCTGCGGCAGGTTCAGGCCCTTGGCGAAGGTGCCGAGTTCCTCGAACAGCGGGGCAAGCGCGGGATCGTCGGCGGCGATCCTGATCGACATGTCGGGCGGCAGGCCCTCGAACGTCATCCCGTCCGGCAGGGCATAGGTATAGGCGTCGGGCGCACCGGGCGCTTCGGCGCGGCGGGCGGCGTCGGCCGCCAGTTCGGTGTAGTGCGCCGAGAAGGATGCGAAGTCGGGCTGGCCGTCCTTCACATAGGGCGCCGGCATCCACGAATAGTTCGGGGCAGTCGGCGCGGGGGCCGCCGCAGGATTGGCGGGCGCAGGGGTTCCCGGCGCCTCACCGGCTCCGGTTCCGTCCTCGGGGCTGCGCACCAGCCTGTTGTTCCAATTCAGGGTCATTGCTCGCGATCCTCCTGAGATCGACGGCAATCAGACGCTGCGCAGTCAGCGCATCACAGGCACGCGGATCAGCGGAAGGATGGATCGAGAAAAGCACCGTGGATTTTTCCAGCAAATCCAGAAGGATAGCCCCGTCTGGCGTTGTGAGGACGCGGCGCACGGCGGCACGCGCTTCCTTCGCTTGGGCCGCAAGTTCCGGCTTTTTGTCGTGCATTTCATTGAGGTATTCGACGACAGGGCCGGCTCGATCAAGCCGCAGCGGCAGGGACAACGGGGGTTTCCTCCTGTTTACGGATGACAGTCAGGCGGTCGCCCGTGGCCTTGACGATGTTGGCGAAGGTCGCGGGCAGGTCGATGAAGGCAGAGGGGCCTTGTTCCATCGAGGCGCCGGCCGCTGCCGCAAGGTCGAGGTTCGAGCGGGAGGTCATTGCATCATCGAGGTTCTGCGCCTTCTGCAACGGGGAAACCGGGCGCGTGGTGATCGTCTGCCCGTCCAGCATCAGCACGGGGTCGAGAAGGCCGGCCTGCACGCCGAGGTATTCCACCCGTTGCAGCATGGGGCCGAACAGTTCGGTCCAGAGCGGCGCGGATGGCTTGCCGAGGCGTTGTTGAACGCGGCGGCGCTCGTCTTGCCATTGCGTTGCGGTCGGGGGCGTATCGCCTCGCTGTCGCGGCCCGTCCTGAAAGAAGATCGCGCGGATGCGGCGTTCGAGGTCATCCTTCGTGAAGAAGCCAACATCCATGCTGGTGGACTTGTTCAGTTCGAGGATCTGGTCCTTGTTGAAATGCGGACCGCCGGGATAGGCCCGGCCCGCCTCTACGCCTTCCGAGAAGTCGAGGTAGCCGTCGCTCGAATAGATCAGCGTGGTGCGGATCGCATCTTCCATGCCGAGCAGGACAAGTTCCTCAACCTTGTCGAGGGTGCGCATGTCGGGCAGGCCCTTGATGCCGACACCGCGGCCCCACGGCCGGCCGGGCTGCGGGTTGAACCGCCCGACGAGAAGGGGGCAGGCCCCGCCTATGTCGCCTAGAACGACCCGTTCGGGCGTCACGCGGTCGCCGTCGACGGTGATTTCCATGCGCCAGAGCGGACGGCCGGGGTCGGACCAATCCAGCCAGAACCCCCAGGCGACTTTCGCGCAGGCATCCGGCTTGTCGATCTTCTGGCGCAGCTTGGCGGAAAGCGTCACCTCCCACGGCGCCAGAAGCGCGGGAAGGGTCGACGCCTTGACCGTCTTTTCACGGAAGCGATCGAGGAAGCCGAGGTGGCCGGGGGTGATGAGAAGTTCGGACGGCGGAACGGTCTCGAAGAAGATCGGCTGCGAACTGTGCGCCATCTGCACCCAGACGGCGGCGGTGCCATGGGTGGCCGCCTCGAAGGTGATCTGCGGGGCAATGTCGTAGTAGTTCGAGGCGGTGATGAGCGATGAAATGTCGTCCTCGCGCTCGTTCGCCATTTCAAGCGCCTGTTCGACGAATTCCTCCGGCACGGGCGTCATGATTTCCGACGAGAACCAGCGGGCTTCCGGCGGCGTGAAATAGTTCACGAGGTCGCCGGCGAGGTCCTGGGCGCATTCCTCGCCTAGCGAATGATAAACCTCGGTTTCCTCGGGCGTCTTGCCGCGGGGAAGGGAAAACTCGCTGACGCGGTTCGGCGCGCAGAAGCGATAGACGCTCTCGATCTGCGGGCGGATGCCGTCGCGCCATTGCTTCGCATCGGCATAGCGCGTGGAAAATTCCTTGGACGGTTTCATCGGAACACCGAAAAGCCGCCGCCGTAGATGCGCCGCAGGTCGGATGCCATGGATGCCGACAAGTCCTGGTTGGCATCGCGCCGCTCAGCTTGTGCCGCCTTGCGCTCCTGTTCGCGGATGCGCTTGGCCTCAGGATCTTCTTTCGGGGTCATTCCTTGCGATCTCCACGGCGCCGTTCGCGGTGAGGATGCGTTGCAGGCCGCGTGGGCTATAGGCACGCAGACCGACGAGGTGGCCGCATTGCGCGGCGCAGTTCATCGTCGGATGGATCGGGATGCCGATCCCGGCGGCGACAGGGCGATAGCGCAGGATTGTCGCGCATGTTGCGATGCGGCGGGCGAACATCTCGTCGAAGGCGTCGGCATCCGTGGTGAGCGAGAGGATCGTGCCCACTGCGCGCGGATCGAAATGGAAGAACACGCCTTCGGCCTCGCCCCAGGCCTCGACATGGCCGAACATCGACCACTCCCGCGCCTTCCACGCCTCCCGCAGGGTCGCGCGCCGGTGGAACCCGAACCAGATGATCTGCGGCGTCATCGCCAGAGGACGCGGCGCTTCGGGATTGGCGAGGGTTTCAGCGGCACGACATTGTTGGCGCGCACCATGGCCCTTCCCTCCCCGCCGCCGAGGATCGCGTTTTCCAGCGCCTCGACGGCATGGGAAAACATGTTCTTCACCGGCTTGTCCGCGAAAATGCCGTTGGCGCCCTTGATCGCCCGGTAGTGATAGCCGCCCGAGAGACCGCCCTTGAGGGTGAGGCAGGAGAAGTTGATCCTGATCCCCTCGCGCCGGTTGAGGACGCCGGTCATGGCGGATCGGCGCAGTTCCGGGTTGTTGTCCCGCGTCGCCGGCAGGACGCGCATCCCGTTCATGCGGAACACGTCATAGGCGGTGACGTTCGACACCTGCGTTCCGTCCTGCCCGCGGGGATCGCCCCAGAAGTCGGCGGCAAAGCCCGGATACTTCTGCGCCAGATGCCGGGCGACGCGGGGGGCAAAATCGACGGCCGCCTCGTTCGATCCGATCAGTTCCGACAGGACATGCCATGTCTCGCCGCGAAACTGGCAGAACACCGCCGCCGGGTCGCGCCCGAAGTCCAGCCCGACGACGATTGGCAGGCCGGGGATCGGCGCCCTGTCCGCATCATAGGTATGATCCCGCGCGGAATAGGTCGGATAGACCGCCGCCCCGCCCCGCGTCAGCCCGACCTTGTTCAGGATCAGCCGGTCGATGCGGTCCTTGTCCCACCCCTCCTTGAGTTCGGTATAGGGCATCTTGAGATGCTTGAGGTTTTCCGCCTTCGGGTTGTTCTCGTAGACGACCCTGCCGTCGACGACAGTCTCGATCAGCCCCGGCGGCTGCACGAAGAACCGCCAGCCATCGGGCTTCTGGAATTGCCGCTTCCGGTCATCGGGCCAATCCGCAGGCACGGGCAGGTCGCCCCGCATGTAGGGGATCCAGTGCCCTTCTTCCGGCGCGTTGAGGTCGATGAACCCGCCGCTCCATGTCGCCCCCGGCCCGTTCTTCTTCGACGGATACCGCCCTTGGCAACGCGACAAGAGCATCGTGATGACATCGAGCGACTGGAATTGCCCCTCGTTGTAGAAGAACCCCGTCAGTTCGACGGACGGCGCTTCCTTCTCCGCCGCCATGATATCGGCAATCGCCTGGAACGTGACCTGCGCCTCGACGCTCGTCCCGTCCCCGGAAGGATGCGGCTGCCTGAGGACGTGCCGCGTCGGCTCCGACTTGACCATCAGCCCCCAATGTTCCTCTGGGAACCACAGCGGCCACGTCGACTTGAGAATGCTTTCCCGCAGCTTCGGGTAACTCTCCCGCACGACCCACCAGTTCGTGCGCCGCACCCCGTCCCAATCCGGCTCCTGCTCGCACGCAATCGCCCACAGCTTCATGATCGAAGCCGTCGACGTTCCAGACCCCACGGGCCCCTGGATCACCGACAGCCGCGACCGATCCCAGAAATACTCCGTCAGAACCTTCCCGTCAGGGATATACAGCGTGTTCCCCCGCCGCGTGACAGGCGGCTTCATTCCGAACGCACCAGATCGACAATCTCGCTCTTGGCACAATCTAGCGCGCCAAGAATGGCATACCCGCCGATCATCCCCCCCATGAGATATGAACCAAGCCGATCATGATGAAGGCAGGCGCAAGCCACCCCGATGATCTCCCCGGATCGCGCCCGCGCCAGAAGATCCTCAAGCGTCTCGACACAAGCCGCGCTCACCTGCCGCTCTCCCGTCGGCCCGCCAAACAGCGAAACCACCCCGAAATCCGCCACATTCGTCATTCCGCCACACTCCTGAAAGTCTCAGACCCGGTTTCCGCGACACCAAACGTCAAATCCGCACACTCCATCGGAACCATTTTCCCGCAAAACCCCGCCATCACAGAACGCCCGTCCCGCTTCCGCCGATACCATCCCACGGGAAACACCGCATTCCGAAGAACAAACGTCCCGATCCGCGACAGTCGAAGGGGGAAGAACGGACGCAAGCCGCAACCCACAGAAAAATAAAAATAAAATCGCGGGGACGGGGGTGGAGTAGAGAACTGCGCGCCCGATTTTGCCCCCACCCCCTCCCCGCGCGATCCTGCCTGTTCGGCTGCTCCGATGCCGGCGGGGCAGGCGTCCGAAGCGATGCTGTATCGGTGTCGTGATACAGCGCATTGCGCTAACCTGTTGATGATCCATCGCTATCACCGGCGAGCGCACCAGATGCCGTATCTGGGGCCGTGCCGTCGATCAGGTCTACGACACGCTGGCCAGGGCGCACGAACTCGTAGCCTTGTGCAATGTTTACAGACACTTGCGGGGCATCACCCTTCCTCGGCGCGTCGTCGCGCGTGAAGAACTCCACCCCTTTCCACCTCATTGCAGGATCGGTCGCGTTTTCCATGAGGTCTGCGGCGATGTCGTATGCGCGCGAGCTGTAATAGGCCCTCTTTGCCTTAACCGATTGAATGTATTGGGCTTGCACGTCGTTTAGCAATTGCCTGACTGGTTGTCTCTCCATGGCTTTGAACCATCCAGAGACGGAATAGCCTGCCTCGGCGCAGGCTTGTGTTATTGTATAACCTTTTTCCACGCGCAGCTTGATCGCCTCGCGCAGGGCCGGGGCTATGCGGCCCTTGGCATCCCCCTCCCTGAGGGCTGCGCCCTTCTTGTGTGGGGTTATTGCTGTGTTGTTGGTGGGTCTGACCATGGCGCGACGATGCGCGCGGGCGGGGCGGGATTACAGGCACGCCGGGTCAGGTCTGGGGGTCGGCAACCTGTGACAGTATGGCGGCCTTTGCCTCTGGCGTGAGGCGTTCCCATGCCATGATGACGGTCTTGACGCTCTGGGATAGCCCCGACGGCCACCGGCCGGTCAGTTGCTTGGAGAGTGTGCCATCGGTCAGCCCCACAAGGCGCGCTAGCTGCCTTTGGGTTAGTCCCGCCATGCGGGCGCGTGTTTGCCAGTCCAGATCGGTCATGGGCGATAGATAGCGCGGATTTGGCGCCGTGGCAAGATTGTTTGTCGTGGCATCAATTAATGCGTTGACATGTTGTTGTGGCGGCTATATAGGTTGTTGCAGAGACAACGACAGCCCCGGAGACACCGACCATGCAGCTTGACATGTTCACCCCCGCCGATGCCGGATCACTCCTGCGGGCGGCCCGCGCCCTTATGGAGTGCGGCGCCGACAAGATGACGGTTTCGTCATGGGATGCCGCCAAGGCATATCTGCACCTGACCCACGGCAATCCTCGCAACGAGGTGTTCCGCGTCCTGTTTCTGGACCGCAAGAACCGGCTGATTGCGGATCAGGTCATGGGCACCGGCACCGTTGACCATTGCCCCGCCTATCCCCGTGAAATCCTGCGGGCGGCGATCATGGCCGACGCCTGCGCCATGATCCTCTGCCACAATCACCCCTCGGGCGATCCGACGCCATCGGCGGCCGACATCGCCATGACTAAGCAGATTATCACGGGCGCCGAGGCCATCGGCATCGCCGTTCACGATCACATCGTCATCGGTGACGGCTGCGAGGCGGGCCTGCGCGGCCTTGGCCTCATCTGACCCACCGCAGCGGCGCCCCGTGCGGGCGCCGTCACCGTGGGCCAATCCCGGCCACGATAACAGGAGATACCCACATGTCCGCCTTTTTCGTATCCCGCCAGACCATCCACGACGCCGTGACGGCCTATTGCCATGCCGCGCCGCAGCCCCGCAGCCTTGACCAACTGACGCAGCTTGGCCGCGCGTTCTGGTCGATGAACGCCTCAGCCATGGTGCAGCGATACCCGTCGATCCATGGGACGGACGAGCACCGCGACTATCTTGGCGCCTCTGCCGCCTACGTCTACCGCGCGCCCAAACACCTGTCGCTGGCGCAGATGGCCATGTCCCTGAACTGCCTGATATACCAGTGCAGTGAAGGCGATGTGCCGCAGCAGCCGCGTTACAAGCTGTTGACGGCCGCGTCTGACGCCTTGGGCCAGCCGCGCGGATACGACAACGCGACGTGGGACCGCGAGCACGACACGCCGGCCGCCCGGAAAGAGGCAACGCAACTCTGGTTCGGCTGACGCATCGGACAGGCGGGGGCCATGTCCCGCCGCCTGACCCGTGCGCCAGATCGGCGCCTAACCCCGGAGAGACCCATGACCCATTGCGACCTCTACCCCGCCGTCAGCCTGTCCCCGCCCTTTGCGCCCAAGGTAGGCGATCTGGTGGGATTTGTGGACCGGCCCGACATTCCTGGCGACATGATCCCCGCAACCGTCCTGACCGTGCGGCACGATGCCGCGTGGAACCGGACCCGCTATCACCTGCGGCTGCACAGGACGCCGCAGGACTGCAATCAGGTTCTGGCCTACAAGGGCGAACTCCGCCCCCTGACCGGCAGCCTCGGGGGGATGGGCTGATGGATACCCTGTTTGCAGAACTGCCGCAGGACGTGACCTTTCGCGGCAAGGATGGTGCGAAATGGATCAGCGGCGCATGGCTGCATCGCAACTGGCGCGGCTATTGGCAGAGCAAGGAACGCGGCGGCAACTGGCGCTTCTACATCACCGGCTTCACCGGCCCCGAGGACGGCGACGGAACCGCCTATGTGATGAAGCTGGACGCGCACGGCCGCGACGTGAGCGAGCCTCACCCGATCAATGGGCGGGGCCAGGTGCTGATACTTGGCAGGCGCTACGGGCGCCAGAACTGGGATCACTGACATGAGCGACGACCTGAACACCTGCCAGCGCGCGTTTGCGATCTTGGCCGCGCGATCCGATGCCGCGACAGCGCCACAAGGCTGGCCGCCCAGGCTGGAAATCAGGCGCCGCATTGCGATGCCCGGCGAACTGTCGGACGGAACGCGCGCTTTCATCGTGAAGCCCTGCGCAAACTGGCGCTGGCTGACCGTCACGCTTGGGTGGGATACTCTAGCCGAACTGGATCATCGGCTATATTGGGAACGGCCGCAGGATTTGGCGCGCGCTGTGCTGGACGTGATCGACCATCGCGCCCTGACTTACAGGGACAACCCCGCCCCCGCCTACCGCACCGAACTGACGCCCATAGGGGAACAGCTTGTCATCCCCGGCTGCGAACAACGCCCGCCCGAGACCGGCAAGCCCGCGCAATTGTCGCTCTTTGGCTGACATGTGCGCCGCGAACTACAGCCCGGCATCGGGCATCATCTGGCGCGTTGTCGCCGCATTCTGTGGAGATTTCTGAAATGACCGAAGCAACTTTCGTCAGATCCGGGCACGGCTACGAGGCCGGATCATATGGCCGCTGCACAGCCTTTGACGGGTTCGAGGTGCTAGCCGCGCCTATGGGCGGAACAGGCCACGCCGACCGCGAGCGCCGCATATTTGGCCAGATTGACGGCCGCCCCGGCACCGGGACCGACTATGGCGCATACACGATCAAACTGGCCAAGGATGCCGACGCATTTGCGCACAAGTCTGCATTCCCGCTCTATCTCCTGATCCAGCATGGCGCGGGACGTGAGGTCTGGCGTTTGCCCGCGTTCTATGATCGCGGCGATTTGCGGGAGCACCTGCTCTCAATGCCAGAGCCGATCCTGTATGCGCTGTTGCACACAATCTGGCATACGGCTGCCAGTGCCCGGCGGCAGGCGCAGGACGAGACCCGCCGCGAGTGGCAGGCCGCATACATTGAGGGGCGCATTCGCAAGCGGCGCGGTCGGGCGCCCGAAATCGTCCCGCGCCTGGATGCAATGGACGGCCAAGGCATCGTCATCAATCTCTGACGCATCGGTGACCGGCCTTGCGGGGCCGGCATCCCATGCGCCAATCCCCGGCATCTGGCCATGCCCGCCCTGCCATTCTAGCCGCCTCAGGACGGGCATTTCTGCGTGAAGCTACCGGGATAGCGCGGCGGGGACGGAAGGCCCCCTGTCGATGCTCTCCGCAAGCGGACGGGCTAACGCAACTTGCCGGGACGCCTGCCCCTCAACCCGGGCTTGGCAGGGCGGCGCGGCGCGGCAGGGTCCGCGGTGGCCGGGCGAAGCGGCGGGAGCGGCTTTCCTCCCTTGCGCGCGTCGTCGCGATGGCCCGCAGCGTCGGGGCAGGCAGCGGGCACGGGCGCAGGATCATTTCATACCCAAGCGATTGCAGCCAGATCAGCAGGGTTTCCGCGTTCGGCACCCTGCCGCGCCGCTCGAACTTGCTGATATGGTCCTGCGTCAGCCCGGCCACGTCCTCGACTTCCTCGATCGACAGCCGCAGCGTCTTGCGGCGCAGGATCAGAACGTCAAGCAGATCGTCATAGCTGGCGATGGTCAGGCCGGGACGCCATGGGCTGTCGGCGCGCTGCGGGATAGCCCCCCCCTTGCGCAACTTGAGCCTGACGCCGCAGCCGAACGAGGCGCAGGACACGATGCACTCGCCTTCCTTCGCCGCCTCGACCGTCCAGCCGCGCGCCTGCACCTCGCGCAGGAATGCCATGTCTGCGTCGTTCAAATGAACGCCTCCTGCGCCTGTTCCGAGAGGCCGCGATACAGGCCCCACTCCTTGGCAAACTCGCAGACGATGATCCCGCGTTCGGTGCGATACAGCATGGTGTCGCGCGTTTTCCAGTTGATGATCTGGACCTGGTGATCCTCGTCGCCTGGGTGAACCGTGATCCCGAGGCCGGGCTTGTTGAAGAAGGCCGCGCTGTCGGCAATGTCATAGCCTGTCGGCGGTCGTGGTTTGCCCTCGCTCCTGATCTTGGCCGGATGCGCGACGATGGCGATGTGGCATTCCAGCTTCGCCGCCAGCGACCGGATGAACCGCAGGGCAAAGTTGATGTAATGCGTCATGCTTTCGCCGGGCTGCGGCAGGTGCTCCAACTCGTTCCACGGGTCGATGATGACGATCTTGCACTGGTCGCGCAGCACCAGCGCCTTGACCATGCCCTCGAGCCAGAACAGGTGGTTTTCGGTGTCATGCGGGACGTGAACCATGCGCCACCGCCGGTCCAGATCGGCAAGAAGGGTCTCGCGCTGGCCATCCGACAGCGCCCGGAAGGGCTTGTGCGTGTGCATCCGGGCCAGTTGGTCGCGGATGCGGAACGGATGCGTTTCAAAGCCGATCATCCCGACACGCACCCCCTCATTGCGGGACACCTCGTCGGCCACCCATGTCAGCAGGGTTGACTTGCCGAAACCGGGCAGGCCGGTCCAGATCGACAATTCGCCGACTTCGAGCGCGATCACCTTGTCGAACGGATCTCGGCCGATCCGCAGCACCCGTTGCGCCGACATGGGGGGCAGGTCGGAAAAGCCGCTGATCGTGCCGCCGGGAGGGTCAACCCGCTTGGCCGCGTTGAGGCACCGGGCAACCTCGCCCTCGCCGAAGGCCATCAGCACGTCGTTCGCGTCCTTGCAGCGCTCGGGCCATGCGGCATAGCGCACGTCATGCCCGGCCAGGATGTTCGCCACAGCGCGCGGCAGGCTTTCCCCGGCCTTGTCATTGTCGCCGGCCACGATCACGAACGGCGATTGCCGCAGCGCCTCTTCCGCCTCGGTCAGAACCTCGGTCTTGTTGCCCTGCTCCGTCCAGCCATCCGGCAGGCTCACCGCCCGCAGGAACCCCGATTGCAGGACCGTGAGACAATCAATCTCGCCCTCGGTGATGACGATGGGCTGATCCTTGTCCCGCGTCAGCGCGTCGGCGTTGTAGAAGCCCCGGCTGATCCCCTTCGTGCTGCTGAAACGCTTGTCGATGGTCCTGAACTTTGCCGCATAGGGCTTGCCGTCGCGCAGATAGGGAAAGGCCGCCATCGTCCCGTTGTCGCGGGCCTGCACCCGCATTGCCGACAAGAGCGCGCCGTCCAGCTTGCGGACCTCTTGCAGCCATTTCATCACGTCCGTCATCGAAGAACTCCCCGCCAGAAAAGTCGCAGTGCCAGCAGTGCCATTGCACCCCGTCACGCTTGCGCGTGACGCTGAGGCACGGATCGGTTTTCTTCTTCCGACCGGCGCTGCACCGGGGGCACGGCACCCGCGCGTTGCTCCCGTGCCATCGCTTCACCTCGATCCCGTTGCCCCGCAGAATGTCCCATTCGGATTTCATCGAGCATTTCCTTTCTCGATTTCCCCTGTTCCTTTGCCGATCTTGTCTCGGCCTCGAATTTCGACATGCCGCCCATGAATTCCATTATTCCGGCACGTTCCTCGAATTGGTCAACGTCGATCATAGAACCCTCCCCGTCCAGAATTCAGGTTGCCGCGTCGGTTGCTGGAACGATTGCCGCTCAAGGCATCGCTTTATCCAATTCCGCCACGTCGCCTCCCAATCCAGCTTGATGCCGTCCTTGCCAGGTTTGGCAATCCAGTAATCCCGAAAAACCTCTGCCTCGGATCGGACCCGAGTTTCGGCCATGCCGGCATCGACCGCCCACTGGCCCCATGGTCGAGGAAGCTGCCAGTCCCGAGGCAGTCTCGAACCTCTGGAAATCTGCTTTTTGGAAGAACCGTTAGGTTCTTCTTTTTCCTCTTCTCTTCTCTTCTCTTCTCTGCTTGAAGCATTTGCTTGAGGTGGATCGTTAGTTTTCAGTGCGTTAGCGGCGTTCTCAGCGCGCGTTCGTCCACCTTTCGCGCCACTTTCAGCCCTCGAAATGGAAGTGAACCCGCGCTGAACCAGATCCGAACGCGCCCTGTCGTTCCAGATTTTCCCGTCCTCGATCTCGATCTTCCCGGCGGCGACAAGCGCCTTCACCAGCGCCCGCGCCTTGCGTGTCGAGGTGCGAAACATGCCGGCAAGAACCCTGTCGTTGTCCGGCACCGGGCCTTCATGCTTGTGGATGGCGTTCACGATCCGCAGATAGGCGGCCTCTTCTTCCAGCGACAATTCGGCTGTCCCGAAATCCCATGCGCCGGGGTCCATCTTGTAAAAACTCATTGCCGCCTCCGTGATTTCCGCAGGCGCCATTCCGCGGCGACAAGATCGTCATGAATTCGGCAGCAATTGTCCTCGTTGCAGGCGTAATACTCGCCGGCCAGTTTTTCTTTCAGGTCGGCCACAACCGCCTCAAGGAACTGCGAATTGCAACTGTCGCGCCAATTCACCGCTCGTCCTCCAGGAACCTTTGCCGCGCGGCCTGTGCAGCGCGGGCTTCCTCACTCGTGGGTTCGCGGCCGTCGGCGCGCATCTGGGCGAGCATCCCGTCCAGTTCGGCAAGACAGGTGCAGGTGGCCAGCTTCTCGGCCAGCGTGGGCCAGCGGCGGGTCATCCGCGCCTCCCAAGCATCACGCGCCGAAGTTCCACCTCAAGCCCCGCGCAATGCCGCCGTTCGACGACCATTCCGGCGCCATGTGCCCATTCGCTGCATTCGTAGCCGGCTTCGGCTGTGTCCATGCAGCGCCTGTCATTTTCATTCGGCAGGAGGTTCCGAAGGCCGCTGATGCCGCAGGGGTGGCGTCTGTCCTGCGAGGCATAGAAGGCCGACATCAGCCTTGCGTTGCGGGCGCGCTCTTCGAGAATGCTTCTCATCATCTGCGCCCCCGATACAGGTCATCCAGCGTCCCGAGGCGGCGCAGCAGGTCGGCCTCGCGCCTGACCTCCGCGACCGGCACCTTGAGCCGGGCCGCAATGTCCTCGACGCCATAGCCAAGGCGCATCTGTTCGCGGACGCGGCTTGAGAAGATGCGGTCCTGCTTCCAGTCCGGATCGTCGGTCATGCCGATGCCCTCGCGCGATGGTATTCCTGCTGCGCCCGTGCGCTGGACCAGCCCTGCGCGGCGGCGATCTTCGCCAGTTCGGACCAGCGGCCCTTGGTGGCGATCAGGTGGCCCACGATGCCGGCCGCGGGCGGTGCGGGCGGCGCCGGTGGCGGCGGAGGTTCGGAAACAGGGCGCCCCGTCACCGACCGCGTGACGCCGGCCTCCTTGAGGATGCGCAGGATCGTGGACGTTCCGCGGCCGGTTTCGCGCGCGATGACCGTCGAGGGCTTGCCCCCTACATACTTCGCGATGATCTCGTCCCTGTCCCCCGGAGTGATCCGGCTGCCCATGCGCTTCGTCGGGCCGCCCTGCTGCTTGGCACGCAGCACTTCGAGGATATAAGCCTCCTGCGCCCCCGTCTGCTTCGCGATGCCGAACACGCTGACGCCGGCCTTGTGCAGGTCCAGAATGCTGCGGTCGATCTGCTTCATGCGAACAACCCTCCCGATGGTGCTGTCTGAAAGCCCGCGGTGGCGCAGGCGAAGTCCCACAGGGCGCAGGCGTCAGCGGCGTTGTCGTCCGCGACCTCCCAGCCCAGAAGCCGGCAGCGGGCGATGACCTCGCCCTTGATCGCCTTGGTGGCGGCTGTGGGCTTGAGCGTGGGGAAATCCCGCTTGGCCAGCGCGCGACCGAGGAAGTGCTTGCGCACAGACCCAGATGTGAAAGACCGCACCGGCACTCCCCGGTTCGCGGCAACCCCGCGCACGCAGGCGACAACCCCGATCAGAAAGGCAGAGGCGAACTTGCCGCCGATGGCCGCCTCGACCGCGATCAGGTCGGGCCGGTGCCGCTCGATCAGTTCATGGGTCAGCACGAGGGCCTTGGAAAAGCGCGCGTCCTCGCTGCCGCGCACCTTGCCAAGTTCCACGGACCACGCCTTTGGGGAGCGGCCGGGAGACCCGACCGCAACCCCGGTGACGCTGGCAATGTCCAGCGCGACGACGATCAACGGCGCCATCCTTTGGCGACGAGGAAGAAGCCCGCGAGGCAGATGGTAAAGACCGCCAGCCAGAACTGTTGCTCGTTGCTAAGGTCGGCGCGACCGCCGGAAATGATCGCCCCTCCCAAAAGCGCCATCTTGGCCAGCACGCGCGCCACCATGGCCAGCCTTTCGATGCCGATCATCCCGCCGTCCCCGTGAACGGCACCACGCGGTCATCGACCTGCGCCAGGGCCGCCTCGAAATCGTCCTCGTCCTGCGCGATCTGGGTGTCGCGCGGCGGGGCGGGCTGTCCGTCCTCGGGCCAGTCGTCGGCCACATCCTGGCTCGGGCCATAGGGATGATAGTCCAGACCGGCCCCGTCCATCAGCGGCTCCGGCTCGTCGCCCTCGAACATGTCGGCGGTGCCCTGCCCGAGAATGTCGTTCTCGATCATGGGCAGGCCGACCTTGAGCGACCGGATGATATCCGCCGCCTTGGCCTGCCCGTTGTCCTTGAGCGCGACCTTCTTGATCTGGCGCAGGAACGCCAGCGCCTTGCCGTTGAACGCGGTGTTCTCGATGAACTCCCCGATCATCTGCCGGCTTTCGCCCGCGCTGGACGACCGTTCGCGGTCCTCGCGATTGCGCGCGTCGATGAAGCCGATCAGCCTGTCGTGGTCCACGTCTGGCCCGTCGATGGCCTCGCGAACCGCTGCCCCTTCCGATTTCGCCATGGGATCCTCCATTGTGGCGGTTGGCGCCCGTCTGGTGGGCTTCCCCCTGGTGACGACCTTGGCCCGAGCACTCCACCCCGCCGGGGAGCCATGCAGGTCGCCGTCGCAGCCTCAGCGCGCGGCTGTCCAAAGTCCCGGCGGTTAGGGCGGGAGGTCGAAGAAGTCGGCAGGGGTCAGATCAACCTTTCCCTGCTGCGCGGCCCTCATGAGGACCGCCTGCATGTCGGAAGGGATGAGGCCCCCGGTGCCGCCGCGGGCACGAGGTTGGGACCATTTGTGGATGGTTACGACCGCGCGGCCTGTCAGGTCGGCAACCTTGCGGGCGCCGCCGCACTTGGCGACGACCCTCCGCGCAACGGGGGATACGCTGGATTGGTTCATAATTGCTGACTATCTGTTTTCGATAATGAAAGGTCAAGGGCCGCGTGGGGGCTTGTATCCTTTTCCGATATTACACAGTTTCATTTTTCGACATATGCAACAGGTATGGACATGGAATGGCTCAGAAATCACATGGAACTTCGCGGCCTTACGCAGCACGAAGTTGCCGTGATCGCCGGCATGACCGACCAGATGTTCACGAACGTCGTGAAGGGGAGGCGCAGCTTTCAGCTAGACGAGGCGGACCGCATCCGGCGGCACTTCGGCTATCGCCTGCCGGAAGACATGCCCCCAACCATCGCCGTGGTCGGCAAGGTCGGCGCGGGCGATCACATCGAACTGGTCGATGGCTACGAAAAGGGGGGCGGCCTATACCACATCGCCCGGCCTCAATGGCTTCCGGCCAACGGTATCGCTGCGGCAGAAATCACCGGGTCATCGGCAGAGCCTTGGGCGCTGGAAGGCGACATCGTGTTCTGGCGCCGGGAAGCGGAAGGTGTGCTGGTCGAGGATCTGGGCCGCCCGGTCATCGCGGCGCTTGAGAACGGTCGCGTGATGCTCAAGCGGCTGGCATCCGGCACCAAGCCCGGTCATTGGTCCTTGCTGTCGCTGAACCCGACCCACCCGAACCTCCTGGACGTGCGCCTCCTATGGGCCGCGCGCGCCTTGCCGCCCGTCCCGCGCGGCGAAGTGCATATCCTGAACGTCGGCGCCTAATAACCCACCACGGTCATAAGCAGCCCCGCACCTGCCAGCACCGCCAGCACGAGAAGCCAGAGTTTCGCGTCAGCCCCTCGCATCCGGTCTAGCGGCGTCAGGAAATAGAACGCCGCCAGCAGCGCGCCACCGGCCACGATCCAACCGCCGTCCATCCTACTGCGTCACGCAGATCATGTCCGATCCCGTTCCGAAGCACTCCGTTGCAACGATATTCGGGTCTTCGGCCGCCATGTCCCTGACGCATCCCCTGATCCAGCCCTCGGTATAAGCCTGCCGGATCGGGCCGCCGCCATAGTATCGCGGCGCAAATCTCACACAGTCAGCCACCGTCTGAGGGACGCCCGTTGGTTGGGGGGTCGGGGCTTCGCCGCAGCCCGCCGCCATCAACAACATCAAGACCCATGGCGCCTGTCGCATGACGGTTCTCCTATCTCTAGTCGATAGTCGCACGGCCGGGCCGCGCAACAAATATCGGTTTTCGATACTATTGTGCTTGACGGCGATTATCGTTTTTCGATAGTCTGTCACAAGATGCAGCGAAATTCGTCGGTTTGAGCGGATTTCAGCGAGATTGGAGCAGACATGCGCAGCACATTGCAGCTTGACGCCGCCGAACTGTCGATGACGGCACTGTTCGACGTTGCCGTCGAATACATCCCCCGCGACCGCGAGACGGGCGAACCCGGCCGTCACTACGCCACGGCACGGTTTCGCGGCCTGCTGATCGGGCGGCTGTTCGTGCCCGCGGATGACGCGCGCAAGGCTATGAGCGCCGATCCCGCCAGAGCCGATGCGTGGGTTAAGCGCCTTGAAGCCATGGCGGAGGAAGAAGCCGCGTCCGAAGCCGATCTGGCGAGGGCCGCGTGATGGCCAACATCAAGTTCTGCGAAGCTCGTTTCCACGCTGCGGATGCCGCGGACAGCGCCCACGCCGCCTATTGGGATGACAGCCGAGAGGCCTTCCACGCCGGAAACATGTCGGACAGCATCAACAAACTGGCGGGCGTGTTGGGTCTGACCATCATCCCCGCCGACCCCGCCACCGCCCGCGCCGTCATCCAGCGGATCGCGCCTTCGCTCGGCCTGCGGGTCTGCGAGGCCGAACCCTCGGTGGAGGCGGTGTGATGGCGAAGATCGTGAGAACGAAGGACCGCGCGACGGGCGGCATCACGCCTGCGGAAAAGGCCCGCATGGACGAACACGCCGCGCTGTGGATCAAGCGGGCGATGAGGACGGCCCCCATCGAGCCGGCGAAAATCATGCCGGCCATCGAAGGCGTCTACGCCGCTGCCGGCCTCAAGGCGCCGCGGGTCGTCATTGCTCCGTCCCCCCTGGTCATGGCTTTTGCGTATGGAGCATCGGCAGCAATCATGCACGGTCGTAAGACCCTACCCGCGACCTACGCGGCGACCCGCGCGGCGACCGACGCGGCGACCGACGCGGCGATCTA